ATCAGTGTCCTGCACCAGTGTTATCAACGCGCCGCCCGTGGTTACATACGACAGGGTTTGCACACTAGCAAAGGGGGCTTTCGCAATAACGATTTCCTGCCCTGCCGTTGGAAACCGATCTGCCTCTGCGCTCCACAACCTAGCGCAGAGCGATCTGTTGCTCCGCCGCTCCACATAATCGGTAGCAGCAGAAACGATGCTCGTAATCAGCGCATCGTCATCGGCGTTATCCACACGGAGATGCAGTTTCGCTTGCGCGAGCGTTAGCGCGTCAAATGTCCTAACCGCGCTCGTCCAAATTCTTATATCTAGTTTGGTTTGCGCCATGATGTTGCCTTACTTGGCGGCTTATTTACCGCCGCTCGCTCTGCTACTGGTTCCTGCACCGCAACCGCGATATTGGCACGGATGAATTCCTGCGCCTTTGCCTCTGTCACCTCAACGGTTTCACCTTCGCTGTAAACGCGATCCATGCTCGCACAGGTCATTGTAAATCGTATCAGTGGCATATTCACATTCTACCAAAGAAAACCGCCCACGGTCGAGACTCCGTGGGCGGTCAAAGCGAGACATGACCAAACGATTAGGAACCCATCTTCAGATAGCGGAATGCGTCCATGAGAGTGGCTTGCGCGTCATGGCGAGCGAACGCGTAGTAACCAGTTTGATTCGTTCCCAAGAACGCTTCACGCGCAGTTTGGATACTGACTCCCTCACGCTCACCGATGCGGTAGTAGTCAAAGTCGCCAAACACCGCTGCAATTGCGCCCGATGCAATTGCGGGTGCATCCGCAACGCAAACGACAGGGTAACCAAACAAACGATCAGGCTCGCCGTCCTGCAACCGACCATCTCCCATGCTCCAACCGTATGGTGCGTAGGAGAGAGCAGAGCCATTTGCCGTAGTGATTGATTGGGTTTGGAGCAAGTTGCGAATCAGTGCAAAAACCGCATCGCTCATCACCCACTTTGCGTTAGCCCGATACTGACGGGGCAGCGCATAAACAACCGCCAGTAGGTTCGCTGCGGTAATCGTTGATGCAGATGCCGCCGTAACATGGGAAATGGTGGTTCCCGAACCACTGGTGTAGGTGAAAATGCCCTTCGGCTGATTGGTTCCCGTGCCAACAGTAAACGCCGTTTCCTCGCGCAGTCCGATCACGCGACCGATTTGGTTTGCAAGGATCGTTTCGATTGAGAATGCTCCACCGCGAGATGGCGCATCCGCAATCAGTTCGTTGCTAACCGTGGTGAAATACCGCAGGGTGTACGGCTTCAGCGTGATGTTAGTAAATGTGGGACTTGCTTCGGTTACTGCCGTGTTTTCTGTAAGGTAATTGGCAGAGCCGAATGTTGATTCAATCGTGACCTCGGTCTTGAATGTCCCAAGCGGCATTACGGTTGCCACCTGCCGCATCGCGTTTGCTTGAAAACGCTTCTGAATCAGTTGGTTGTAAAAATCCGTTGACGGGAGGAAGCCGCCGTCTGCATTCGATCCCTCTGTCATCGTTCGCAGTTCGCGGTCGCTGCCGCTGACGAGATAGCGTTGGAACGCGCTGCGGTATTCGTGCGAGTCCACTGTGTTTGCAAACGCGACTGCCTTGCGCGGAGACAAACTGTGCCGCTCAACGATGCGAGCAATGTCGCGGGATCGCGTATCGCGCGCAACGGCAGCCGCATCCATCATTCGGTACTTCTGATCGCGCAAGCGAACCAGTCGGGTCATGCGGTCGTTCATTTGTCTGTAGTTCGATTCGTTGGCAGCGTCCATCGGCTCGCCCTCCTTCACAGCAGTATCAACCATGCGCTTCATGCGCTCGTAGAGCGAATGAATTTCGTCTGTCAGGCTGCGAAGCGAGTTCCCCTTCAGTGGCGCAGCACCTAGTGCTTGTTCTCCACCATCACCGCCGCTCGCATCATCGTCCTCCTCCATGCTGCGCTTGGAAGCGAGTTCGCCAACAACTTCCTCCTCCTCGTCAGGTAGGTTGTTGCGAAGGTTTCGACTGTTTCGACCTCTAAACTCACTCATTGTAACTTGCTCCTTTGTTTTATTTTTATGCGGCATCTGCAAACGACAACCCGAATACATTTTTGGTAAACAACGCCGTGCCAACGGCTCTGTGTGTTGCGTGAATCACGCTCACATTATTGCCGCGCTTGGTTTCGCTGTCAATGCTTACTACCAACGGGGTTTCATAAAGCCGAATTTGGCTCATGGGGAACGCAATCATGCATGCCTGTTCGTAATTAGTTAGCAACCCCATGTCTTGAGAGAATATCACTCGCGCACCACAAATTCTGTTGTATCCACCCTCTGTAGCAAACTTCAGTGTATTTGCGACCTGTTGCGGCGTGGCAGTGTTGCAATACTGCAAAAATGCTTCATTGCTGCAAACCAATACCGCATCGTCATTTTGCAACACAGTCTGCGGCAGTTTCATCAACAGTGCTAGTGCATCGTTTGGCTTTACCCCACCCTCGGTGTTTGCCAGTTGACCTGCCGCTTCTGCAAACCCACGAAGGGATTTTGCCACTTGAGATGTGATCGACTCCAACAGAACCATTGCGAGGCTGTCGCATAGGGTTTGATATGCGCTAGGTGGCAGATCAGCGAGCAACTCATTTGTGATCTCGACCTTTGCCCTGTGTGTTTGCAGGGTCAAATCTTGCCTTGTAACCGTTGGATTGCCAGTTGTGAATTTTGTAGTCGCACTGTTTGGCAAATTCCCCGCCCACACAAAGTTTGTTTCAATGACAGAACCCGTGCCTGTTCCGACTGCCGTGCAAACAAAAATGGTTCCCGCAGTGCTATTCGCTGCGCCAAAGTTTGTCCATACTGTAGTGCCTGATGTCTGAATGCAGTATTCTCGCCCGACAACCATTGCGGTAGCAAGCACACTGATTGTCATGCCTGCCTGCTGCAATGAGGCATCTGACGATGTTCCGCGAACAGTCATCCGCAGCCTCGCGCCCAACAAAGGCTTATCGTTAGCAGCCATGTAGGTGCTGTCGATGCCTCCGAACGCGCCGTCCGCTGCGATCACTTGTGCCGCAGTAAGCGCGTTGAATGCGTTGACCTCGATTGATCCAGTTGGCACGGTCGTGCGCGGCACAGCACCGTAAAGCCAATGCTTGTCAAAGCGTTTCGCTATAAGCGATTCAAGGTAGCGCGGACGCAACCGCGTTGCGTCAGCACTGCTAATGGCACGGGTTTCCAACACAGATTGATAGTTTGACACGCTCATTTTCCTGCTCCTTTGTACCACACTTGACGGTCAAGTCTGCCGAACAGCGACCTTTCGGCTCCGTCAGGTAACCCCAATGCGGCTTTTGCTTGTGCTTTTTCCTTTGGCTTTCCATGCTTCAACAACACCTCCCACGCCTGTTGCTTACTCATGCCACCCATCACACCCAAAAACGCATTGTGCATTTTGACGGTTTTCCTTGCGATGTTTAGTTGGTGGTCAACTAAAATATCACTGTCACGCATCTCAAGCGCGGGGTTGGCGGAGCGATCATCAAAATCACTTTCCTCCCAATCTTCGTCACCTGCAAATACTGGATGCACCATGTTGCCATCGCTGTCCTCTAAATCTTCGGGAATGCCGTTTTCGTCACGCCTGCCGTTTTTGTTGACTTCCTTCAATCGACCGTCCTTCCACGCTTTCTTTGTGGCTTTGATACTGTGAAAGTCTGCATCGTAGGTATATCCAACGATGTCTGTTCCACGCATACGCATCTCAAGCGCGGGGTTGGCGGAGCGTTGACCTCCTTGCGGTTGTCCGTAATCCAACGATTGGTCTTGCACTGAATCAAAATTCAACTCCTCTAGTATCCTTGCGGCTTCTCTCCTCGTTGCGGGAGTAAATTCGTTTTTGGAACCTTTGGAATACGACTTTGCTCCGTTGTCTGTGAGATATGTCCAAAGTTTGATTGCCAAGTCTTTGTTGTAGACACCCTTTGCATACTTCCGCGCTAGATTGGTAATGATGGACTTATATTGATTTTGCAGGGTGCTATCGTTATCGCACCAAAGTGCCAGTTCTCTTGCACCTACCTCATCCATCTCTCCTGCGCGAGCCCATCGCAGCGACAACGCGGGGTTGACGGCGCGACCCTGTGCTGCTTCCCAGTTTTCTCGTTCAGCGTCTATTTGTTTGTTGAGTGCGCTCATCGCCGCACCCTTTGATGAAAACGCCGCACTAATTAGTTTATCGGATTCCTTTGTTC